AAGACTCCCAAGGGGCAGTTTCGCTTAAACGCGTTCCCTGTGCCGCTTGTATTTCCTGCATTGTAGGCTGTGTCATTAGGCTCCTCTCCTAAAAACATGTCTCCCATCCAAACGAAGTCTATAACACTCATAAGGTGGGAGTCTCTTTACCCGGCTGTACACACCTGACAGAAAGAGATGTAGTCGTATAGTTATTGAGTAACTTCGGGTAATCCACCCTATTTACGTTTACCCATACAACAAAAAAGGTGCGGCCACAAGGGCCGCGATGGTTAATCAAAGAAATATTGGCTCTGGGTTGGCTTAGTAGCCGTGTCACGATAGGCTTTCAACGCTCGTATGGACACATCGATTATGGTGTCATAATCCTCTGGACTACAGGGAGGTTGAAACCCGCCTTCTTCCCAGAGTCTCCGCAGGGCCAATGCAGCCTCTTGATTCTTGTCTGCATGACATAGTTCTTTAAATAGAGTATCATTATACTCTTGTGTAATTCGGTGAGAACTACGAAGGGCTTTATTCACCCTCCGTAGTACTCGATTGTGGTTCTTGATAACAAGTTCTCGCTCGTTATCATCATTCCATTCCGCCATAATACCCTCCTCAAAGTATTACTGCTTAGGGCAGGACTTGAACGTTCACGGTAGCGTAAATCTTACCCAAAGGTAGGTTACCCGCAAATGTATTTCCTGTGGTTCCTGATGTGTTGTTAAACGCCGGGAACGATACTTCAACTTCAACTCCGCCCGGAGCAACGGCGGTAATTACACCGGACGTTGATACGGTAGCAACTGCTGTGCTTGTACCTGAAGGCTGATAGGTATTCCCGGTCAGGGTCTTTGCGGGGTAAGCCACATAAGTCAGCAGGTTGGACAGAGGAACACCCGTAGCCGTAGCTGCGTGCGTTTCCGAAACAGCCGCCGTGTTAGCAAGAGTAAGTGTAGTGCTGCCGTTATTAGCAGTAGCTACGAACGTACCGTTGTTTGCAGGAGTTGTTACGAATCCTGTTACAGTGAATGTCTTACCTACGAGACTGCTTGCGGCTACGCCAATGGTTCCCGTATAAACTGCTACACCACCGCTTGTGGTAGCTACTGATGTAAGAGTGAATACAGGTTCACTTGATTCCTGAGAAGTTGCAGATGCTGTAGCAGTTTCCGAGACAGCAAAGTTGTTCTCAAGAGTGATTGTGGTGCTGCCGTTGTTCGCTGTGCAAATGAATGTACCGTTATTCGAAGGGTTAGTTACGAATCCAGCAATAACAAATGTTTGACCAACAAGGCTGTTCGCCTTCACGCCGATAGTACCAGTGTATACGGCTGTTCCTTCTTCCGAAGTTGCAGTTCCCGCATGAGTTTCTGCCGTCGCACCTACGTTAGCCAGTGTAAGAGCAAGTGTGGTTGATGCCACACAAACGAATGTACCATTGTTGTTAGCACCGGTAAATCCTGCAACAGTAAATAGCAAACCTACAAAAGCGTTTGAACCGCCGCTTGTGATAGTACCAGCGTAAACAGCATCACCATTTACAGATGCCGCAACTGAAGTCAGAGTCAGTGACCCCGGTGAAGAGTTGGCGACACTGGTAATTGCGAATACGGTGTCTGTGCTAGGATCATAAGCTGCACCTGAAGCATCCTGAATTTGTGGGTTCAACTGGAAAGTTGTCTGTCCGTTAGTTCCGCCCACTGAAAGGGTCACGTTGTTGTAACCGGGCTTAGTACTTGTTCCTAGATTGCCCTGCACTGCAATCTTAGCAGCTACACCAAGACCGGTAGTTTGTGCAGGATAAGATTCTTGAATATTAGCCATTATATCTCCTGATTACCCCAACCAAGTAAAACGAACCTTGATATTGTAGGTTAATGCTGTTCCGCTACCGGCAGCATAGCTTGTCGTAGCAACGACGATGTTTGTACCACCCTTTGCGTTTGCGTATAGAATACCTTGGTTGACAACGCCAGCCGCAGATACACTTCCAACAGATGCAAGAGTGTTTGTTACTGAAGTACCAAGGTCAATATCCGTAAATGTCACGGTTACCGCAGGCAGTGTAGCGCCTGTTGGGGTATTTGACGATACTTCATAAATTTCAACGCTATATAGGCCACCTAGGCTGGCAGGAACGGCAAACGTTGACACGTTGGCTACGTTAGCTGACTGATTCAATAGAAATGCCTTTTGTAGCATTGAGGGGACTCCGGGTTGCCATCCATTTCCGGCACTTAGATACAGAACGTTATTGACTGTATCAATGGCGACGTTAGGGGCAATTGGACTTCCACCCGCTGCCGTAGCACCTAATGAAAGGGGCGACCCTTGGAAAACTTGATTAAGCAGACTCATTTTTCTCCTTTTTACCAAAGAACAAGGGGCATAATTAAATGCCCCTCATTGGTTAGCTAATGGCGCTAGCTGCATCAATCTCACGGATACGGATAGTGGTATCAGGTCCAAGAGATGTGGTGAAGTGAACACGATAGCTTGTCCATCCGGGGATTAGACCTTCAGGATCAGCAACAGTTGGCTCTGCGTTCTGCACAATGTTGCACTTAATGTTCTGCCATTCACCGTCGCCGAAGCCGGTATCACCCTGCGCTCCAAGCTTGATGCTAAAGATACCGTCACGTCCGAAGATGTAGGTACGAAGCGCGGTTAGACCGGTTACGCCCTTGTAGTTCGAAGTGCTAGTAACTTGGTTAGTCTGGAAGAAACGAACACCGGTTGAAGGCAGTTCGATCATTTCTGTTAGGTCAACAGAGATTAGGTCTTCCATACGTGCTAGACCAACTGGGGTGTGCTTCAGGATGTCGATTGGGGAATCGTTGCTGTTATCAGCAAGCACGTCGCCAAGGGCGAACGGGTGGATTACACCGCAGAAAGACTTTGAAGCTTCATCGAACGGACGAACCGAACGACCAGCTAGGCTCTGAACAGAGTTACGAATCTGGTTAAGGCTCAGAGTGGTGAATGAAGTTGTTGAAGTTGCACCTAGAGATACCAGAACGCTAGAGTCAACAGCGTTTGCACCGTCAGCAGTTGCACGGACAAGAGCGCTTAGAGACTCACCAAGGCGATATGCAAGTTCACGAGCAACGTTCTCTACAGTGTTGTCAATTGCCGTAGCAAGAGATAGACTTGAGAAGTTGGCGTAGTCGGCATATTCACCGATAGTTGCAGTAGTAGTCAGCACGTTAATGCTGATACCGCTACCTACTGTACCTTCAGTTGTCTGCGTAGTGTTTGCAGCGAACGGAACGTACATGAACATTTCGTACTGGTTACCACTCTTCATAGGAAGGTCCAGACGTTCTGAACATGCTACGAAGGGGGTTTGTGCCTTCAGGTTTTCACGGAACTTTTTGTCGTAGTAACGTACCGTTGACTGAGGCAGATTTGACTGACTAATACTTGATGGACTGTATGCGGCCATGTTAGTCTTCCTTTTTTAGTGGAATTCCTACTATTCCTCCCAGAATAGAAATCCATGTCCTTATGCGTCATCTACTCACATCAGTAATCCGACTGTGCTATTCGATGCCCTTTGTTAAGACTTCAACTAAGGTTGCCTCACGCTCATTGGTGGCTCTACTGTAATCCGACAGCGAATGCCCTATCTTAAAACTGTGCTAGTGGACGGCTACTTTTATACATGCATAACGCATGTTTAGCCCATCCATAGTAATTCGGGTCTACCCAACCAACTCTGTATCCTAAGTCGAAATACAGCTTTTGAGCGGGGTTATCCGATTGAACCTGAAGCCAGAAAATAGTGCTCTCAGGTTTTTGATTCATTCCAAATAATTCTTCAAACTTTGCAAATAGAAGCTTTGCAATTCCTTTACCACGATAGGCAGGATCAACGGCTACATTATTTACATAAGGTGTGTTGTGCTTCATCTTGCCGATTAGGAATCCGACAATTACGTCATCCTCAATAGCTACCCAAGCTTTGCCATCTGTAATACTATCTAGGACAAACTTCCTAGTAGCTGGCGCATCGAAGGATGCATCGTTAATCTGCATTACGCGGTCAAAATCTTTAGCTTCGAAGTCTCTGATTACCATGTTAACCTCTCGGCTTTCTGGCTTCAGTTTCCAACTTCTCTACCTTCTTACCAAATTCACGGTCAGTAAGCAGACGGCGCTTGTACTCTTCTCCCGGCATGGCATTAATTGCTGCCAGTCCAGTTAGCACTCTCTTCTGTCCACCAACGGTAAGTTCATAAGTTATATCGCTTCCTGTTTTCACTAGTACACCGGAGTCAGATGCTTCTTCCCTAGTTAGGCCAGTGGGAATGCGAACTACCGGAACTACCGGAACAGGTTCAACCACAACGGGTTCTACCGGAACAACTACAGGTTCTACGGGAGCAACCGGCTCAGGCGGCAACGCTGCACCTTCAATAAGGATACCTTGCGCCTTAAGCGTATCGTATGCCTTTTGGAAGTTATCCTTGACAGGAGCAAGATTGTAGCGTACAATCCAACTAGCCAATGCTTCAAAGTTCTCTTGACACTTGTAATAGTCAGGATTCTCCGCGACGAATGCATTAGCTTCTACCTTGGCTCTTAGACTAATGTTGTCCTGCTGAATGGTCTGCATCGTTCTGCCGATTTGTGACAGCGGTGCGCCAAGCTGCGCTTCTACTAGAGCGGAAGCCGCTTCAGCAGAAGTTGTAGGATCGAGTAGTCTACGCGAAATATCGTACCGCTCGTCCTGTGTAAGTTCACGAGGATTGAATTCCAGAGGATCACTAAAGCGCTGTGCATTCTCGGGAACTACTTCATCCTCACCAATACCAAGACGGCCTTTCTTTGTCTCCTGACGTAGCTTACGAATTAGAAGTGTATTCTGCGTGCGTAGCTTGTCCACTAGCTCATCTTGAGTAGTGTACTTGATTACTTGTTTTCCACCAATAGGTCTGCCTTCTTCATCGGTAGGCTGATACGTATATGTCTTTTCGATTAGCTGTTCGCTCACGATTGTTTCCCTCCAGAAACATGAGGGCAAATTCCCCCATTTCGTTCTCTACCCATGTTGCAATTAAAACATAAGATTCTATATCTATCTTGCGGGTAGTTCAGTTCCCTTAATTTTCGGTAAATGTGTTTGCCTTTTCCAGACTCACGGCGTTCTATATTTCCATCGTTAAATATATGATCGATGGTGAAGAAGTATTTATTAGTTTCCCCACAACATGAGCACTTATTACCATAAGCCTGATATAGCTCATCCACAAGAGCACTCTGTATAGAAAAATCCCGTTCTTTGCGGCATATTTTACAAGAGAAATAGTTATATAAAATATTACCGTCACTATCTTTGCGATGAAAATACTTAGTATCTTCTGTGAATACGTGACCGTTTTTACAATGAGTTCTGTTGAAATTGGGTTTTACCAAGGTTCCTCTTCCGTAATAGTTTCCTCACTAGTGTACTCACCAATGTCTATATTTTCTGCTGACTGTATCGGCTTGTCATTTGGGGCCGAATGGATGTACTCTTGAACTTCGTTGTTGATAGAGTTTACTACCCAAGTGTAAAACTGTGCTGCCGTTCTCGCTGCATTATGCCGCGCTAGAACTTCTTTCTCATTCTTCTGATCTGCGTTAATCATTTGAACTGCAAACTGATCTACGCCACTTCTGAAAATCTTCTGTAAAATCTTAAATCCCGGTTGGCTAACGAGAGCAGCTAGATATGCAACTTCCTCTCTTTCTAGCACAAGGTCAGGATTAAAACCAAACTCTTCCATCGTCCCCTCCCAAGGATGAAGCTGGCGCTTTTGTAAGGGAAAAGCACCTGAAAACCCGGCTTTTGTGGGGTTCTTGAGATGACTCTAAGCGGTCACGTTTACACGTACACGCTTGGAAAAAGTACCCACCCATCTCGGCTTACGGACGTGATATACCCTCTCGTTTAATATGTCCCGGTTATCTGGCACATATCCATATTTTTATTGTACTTCAGGTTCGCCGCCGCCTAAACCTGCGTCAGTAGGAGAACCTTCGTTAGCTTCACCTTTTGCACTATTCAAAACTGCGCCTACAGTAAGTCTTTCTTGAATGCGTTGCTGAGTAGCTTCCGCCTGTAGCTTTGATTTCTGTTGTGCATTTTGTGCGCTAACTGCCTGTTGTGTTGCTAGTTTAGACTGTTGCTGTGCGGCCTGAGACTGTTGCTGTCTCTTCTGAATCATCTTAGGCGTCATAGGTTTGATGATGTCATCAATGTCCTTCCATTCTGAAGCTTCCATTTCCATCTTAATGATTCGCTTCCAATCAATATATTCTTCATTGATATCTGCTAGGAATTCAGATATGTTCGGATTCTCTAGAAGCTGAGTGATAAGAGTCATTGACTGACTCATAGTTCTCTTCGCAGCTAGTGACGCACCGGCTAGAGTTTCAAACTCAATCGCGCCGTCATGATATTCTTGCAAGTCTACTTCAAAGTCTTTACCGTGCTCTTCGCCTAGGATTCTATAAATCTCTGCGTCAGAGAAATATTCGAATACAAGCATGTCCAGAATGTACAGCCAAGGCTTGAAGACTTGCTCAATAAAGTTATCGAGTGGTCCATCAAGACGTGTAGCAGATGCTCCTGCTAGATTGGTAGCACCCGTTGCCGTGCGCCCCATTGACGATCTTGGGCCTGCTGATGAGCCTTGAATCAATTGACTATCGGCTCCTGAGCTACTTTCCGTAGCCTTTTCGGACTCCTGCAACGCGGACCAAATATCATTAGGAACTTTAGGACTTTCAAGTAACTTGTAAGCCTTATCAACTTCACCATCTACTGTCAGGATTTTACCCAATCCCGTGCGAATCATTTGAGTAGGCGCGTTTGAATCACGTCTACGCAAATAAATAGGATTGACACCGAATGACAGGATTTTTAGAATTGCGTTGATAGTTCCCTGATCTACACGTTGATTCTGTCCAACAATCAGGCCAAGTCCCATTCCGTAAAATGCTCTTGGTCTATTCCACCAATTAGCTGAAAGGAAGGGGATAACTCCGAATTGATTGTCCTGTGCACAGATTTTCTTCTTACGCTGGACAACAATAATCTTTCTACGCTTATCCCAGTACTCAAGAACTTCTAACTTCTTAAAGAGCACATCTGGGCTAACTTGAATGTTAATATCCTCTGAGTGATGTACGATACCTTTTACGTAAGTTGCTTGCTGACTTACAGATTCTCCAAGCTGACCGGCGTCTGTAGGAGGCATGAACCAACTCTTCAACTCAGATTCAGTAGGAAGTGTCCATCCCTCTTTATCAGGATGGTCATCAGGAAGAGTAGCAATACCTTTAATCAAATCTTGCAACTGATAAAAGTCCATGAAACGAACGTCAATTGCCCAATCTGCTCTACGAATATCACCCACGCATGTATGAGGGTCTACCATTACTCTATCTACTGGACGGCTTTCGATGTAAGGTCTAGGCGCGTAGCGAGTAGAAATAGTGATATCTGGCGCGTCTTCAGTAGGAATCATTGCGGTTCCCACCGCGCCTACTGGACCTGCTGAAAGTTTATGTACAGTTGCTTTTCTCTTCTTAGTAATAATCTTCTTGTACTTTATTCCCCACTTCCAAATACCTGTACCAAGATGGGCCATTTGTTCTAAGCCAATTTTAGTTTCCATCTTGAAGTCACATTGATCTAATAGAGTAGAAAACATGGCTGTCTTCGCGTCTATTACGTTCTGTGATGTTCCCGGACGGGGACGCAGGATCATTGGAGGGTCTTGGTAGAACAAACCCTTGTATAATTGAGGAACAATACTATTTACTACCTTAGCGACTGTGAAACGCTGTACGTTAGGTTCTAGGATATATGTATTCTCGAACACTGACATTGGGCGCGGACTTTGAAAAAGCAAATCCGCATCACGCCATAGTAGAGCATATTGCTTATTCTGAATAAATGCTTCGGCTTGACCGGCTGCACCTACTACAAGCGCAACTTCAGCGGCAGTATTTGTCAGATCACCTTGTGAATTGTAATCTGTGGGAATCAACTCCACTTTATTGTGCGCTTCATTTTCAAGCAACATTGTAGCTCCTATAGGTCAATATCAACCCCTCTCATGATGATTTGTCTGCATAGATCGTAGTTTTCTACAGCACGACAGTACACGTCCAAAATGTACGTACTGAATACTACACTGTTGATGCTCTCTCCGGGAAAGTCCCTTTGAAAGCTGGCGATTACTGCTTTTCTAATCTCGTCACTCGTTCTTAAACGTGTACGCATGAAACCCTCCTCAGAACAAGTCAGATAAAGGGTCCACATAGGTATCAGCTATAGGAGAGGACGCTACCGATTGTTCTAACTGGTATGTTGTAGTCGGACTATCGCTCTGTTGTGCGTATTTTGCATACTTCCCTAAGCAGTACATTTGGTCATGCATGTCTTTAGATTTTTGATCGGCAACGAAGTTTGACTGATAAGAGTTAATTCGTTTATCAACGTCTGCATAGCCAATGAATTGTTCCACAAGCAAGGATATGGCAGATACGATATCATCGTGCTTGTCGTCACTTGTTCCTGTGAACTTTTCCAATTCATTGTATATCTCGTCCAGACCTTCACATGAGTTCAAGAAATATAAGCGTTCATCGCCAAGCAGTCTAAGGACTGGTTTAGCTTTCAATTGCTTTGATCTTAACTTTGAGCCTTTTCCTAACGAGATGAATTCAACCGGAACGGAAATCTTCATGTTATCCATTTCGCGGCGAAGTTCACGGGCCATCCATTTGACGCCTACCGACTCTTCAATAGCTATGCTCTTCGGTTTCCACTTGTGAGCAACACCAGCTATTACCTTTGGTAGATCATATTCATTAAAGCGACCCCGCACCATATTGATGATATAGAATCTACCACCAAAAATGAGAGCAGTCATGATGACCGTGTAATCGGCCCATGATTTAATACTGTATGCAGTATCAACAGTCGTAACAATGATTCCTTGTGGCGGAAACTGACTGTGCGGAATTGTACGTCGCATCAGTAGTTCTCTTGGAAATTTAACTCTGTTAATCTTTCTAGGGTTGTTTAGATACTTAATTGCAAAGTATCCAGTGTCCCCTTCCTCATCATCCAAGTCTGAGTCATCTACTTGCTTGCTTCTCAAAAACTCGTAACTAAGTCTCTCTGGGAACCATAGCACCCAGTCCTTCTTAGTCATCTCCTCTTCAATCTTCCCGGCCTTAGTCGCTTCCTCAGTGGGCCACCAACATGCGCGTAGGTAAAGTTTGAATCCAAGATTTGCATTAAAACGTCCGCTATCTACAGAACCCTTGATAGACTCAAGAAGTCCTTCTTCCTTAGCGCGTTTCTCAATCTTCTTAATTGTCACACCGTAGTAATCACGTTCGTCGTACCATGTACCGATTACATCATAAAATCCGTTAGGATTCAATAGACCGTTATCAATACTGATTTGCTTGTTCGTGTCCTTGATGCGGTTCTCTGTTTTTGTGTTTTCGTTAGTAACAACGTCATCAAGTTTTAATACGTTATAGTGACTACCTGACAAAGCCTGATCGATAGATGCGGCTCTGACAGATGGTTCTTTTTGTTCTTCGGCGGCGGGAGTCTGAAATTCTAACTGGTTACCTTCAAGGGGAGACAGACAATGTTCAGGAAATAAGACTTGGAAATAGCTGTCCGACCAATCGCCAGTTTGCTTATCCATGATTTGTCTTACGCCGTATTGTGCTTTCCCTTTTCCGTCTGTGCCGGTTTCTTGGTAAGTAAAATGCTTCTTCACTTCACCAACGAAGTCCTTTGCAAGTTGCAAAACTCCGGTCAGAATGGCGATTGTAATTGCGGGAAAACAAATTACCCACTGCACACAATCGGCCATGTTGAGAGAAGATTTAAATCCGCCTCTTGGAACTAATAACATTCTCTGTTTCAAATCTGTATATTGATCTGCGAAGTGGTCGAATGTTATGAATGTTGGGTCTTTCTGTACGAAGAATTCATTGCAGATATCTTCATGTGTATTTTCTGTAGTGGAGTTATAACTCTCTAGTAGGTGACATAGAAAATATAAGTTAGTCTGCGAAAGGAATCTATAACGGAGCATGGAGTTGACAGAATCTTCAGAATCATCCTTCGTCTTACTCAGCCAACTTTGAAGTACTTGCTTCTTTTGGGAATCCTTTAACTTCTGAAAACTCTTCTTAGCCTTTTCTAAGAATTCCTCATCGCTCAAATCTTTAAAATGATAATGTGGAAGATGTCTACACGTCTCGTATAATTGTTTTAGATTTTCTAGACGCATACCCCTCCCAAGGTGCGTTACTTCCAGCTTTTCATAGTGTGAGCAAGATTCGCCATCTTTGCTACATGTTCATTCTTACTATTCATCGCCGCTTGTAGCTTATCTGTAGGGATTGTTTCGCCTTCAGGTACGCCAAGTGCTCTGTGAAGTCCACCTTTATTAAGGTGCATCACTACGCGATGATGTGAAAGTTTTACTGTTTCTTTTGCCATTTCTACTCCTTACATACCGGGAGTTGGGGCGGCTGCTGGCGCTCCGGCCGCGGCTGGCGCTGCTCCACCTTGACCCGCATCTGCTTCCGCTTCACCGGGATTAGGTGTTCCCATGCTTTGCATCATGTGCTCTGCCATTGAATCCTGATCTGGCGTTACGTGTGTTTCCATAGGGTGATGATCTGGATGAGTGTGGTGATGTTCGTGAACATATCCGCCACTGTGAGCCTTCTTCGTCACGATATGACTAATCTCTTTCTTCGGTGCTTTTTCCTTACCACCAAGGGCTTCGGATGCGCCACGCATTGCGTCACTTGCTTTCATTATTTTCTCCTAGTTCCATTCGGTCTAGCTCGGCCCAATGGCTTCTTGCGACTTGTCGCATTCCCATACCCGGATCGAACTTAGGGTATAACGTTCGATATATCTGCTCTGATTTAACGAAATGATAAGGCATATCGCCGATTGCTCTTAGAAACATAAGGCCCGTTGTCGGCCCCCTACTGTGTCCAGAATTGCAGGCGATTAGTACCTTCTTTCCTTCATCCATTTTCTTTTTAATGTAATCTAGTGCTTTGGTGATGCACTCGAATGGAATCATATTAGGGTCTTCCATATCGATGATGTTGATTGCAATATGATCGTCCTTCTCTACTGAAAGATAGTTCTTACCCTTGGGTGCTGCTAGTGTGGTATAGCCAAGTGTTTGTTGATGACCACCGGGTCCATATTTACACATTCTAGCTGCGGCCCAATCAGGCTTATCTTTGATCTTTTCATAATCTAAATCGTCACCCACATAAATATTAGTATAAATTTCTTCCATAAATGGTATTCCCTTCAGGATTCGCACCTGAATCACCGGTTTCGCAGACCGGAGTCCTATCTGTTGAACGAAAGGAACATGGCTCCGCAGACAGGATTCGAACCTGTATCGTGGGCATTAACAGTGCCTCGTCTTGCCAAATTAGACGACCGCGAAATAAAACTTACTTAATACCTTCCATGATGATCTTAGGCTTTGCGGCTTCATTTGCTGCAACCTGCGCCTGAGCGTTAGCCTGACACATCTGGATAAAATTATTGAGAACAACGTTACTGAAGTCAGTAGCAAAGTCAATTGCCACATCTGGGAGGATCATTGAGATGCCACCTTTGTTCCATACTTGTGCGAACTTCTGTGCTTCTATTCTCTGTACTTGGAATACACTCATGACTTTCCCCCTAACCTATCCATCAAGTCCTGTACCTTAGCATCAATTGGGTCAGGTTCGCTCGGTTCGCCTACTTGTGTAGACGGCTTGTATCCGAGACGCTTACCATAAAATGCAATCAATGCAAGCTTGCGAAGTTCCTTCTCTTCTTCGGTTTCTGCACAAAGATACATAAGGTTGTTCACAGCTTCGGTTTGATGATATGGGGTCGAGTTTATGTTTTCGATGATAGACTTCCAATAACTCTTGAGCATGTTAATGCCCGTGTAGAATTTAGGTGTATCATCACTTTTAGCGAATGGCATAGTCTCTCCTACTAGGCATTACGTATAAATGATTTCGCAAGGTTTTGCTGAGGTAGGAGTCCAGAATCGTGCGCGTGTTCTGCGCCCGTATACTGATATAATACCACAAAGTATATGTCCTTCTATTAGACAACATGAATAATCATCGGGACTCATGACTGCATCCCATTCAGGGTGCGAGTGAATGAATCCTACAATTCTTAGACCGGCTTCGTCAGCTTTTGCTTGAACTTTAGTATATTCTTCAGTAGACCATTGAACTGTGTTCTCTGTTTGAAGATAATAATTCTTAGTGTACACGAATGAGTGCACTTCAACTGTTTCAGGAGATGTTACTTCTCCAATCAGGTATGCGAGTATTTCTAGGGGGCTTTCGCGTGATAGCTTTCGAAAGTGATTAAGCGCCCCTCTTTTCAGTCGGACTTGACTAAACATTGGTCACCATCTAAATAGACAATGGCCTTCTTTAGAATTGATATATTATCGTAAGATAGGCCCAAAAGTTTGTTACAACTACTGCAAATTATACCACGTATACATTTGCCACAGCTTCTCTTACCGGGACAGCAACCATGATTATGATCTACACAAGCAGCGTGTCGTCCTTTCCCAAAAGTCATAGACTTTTCACAAATTTTACACTTACCTTCTTGATCTACTACTTTTTCAAGAAACTCCTCAAATGTTATACCATATCTATATTTAATCTGATATTCATATCTTTGAGTCTTATATCTTTTCTGATATTCCTTGAACTGAGCTTTATGACTTTGATAGTATGCTTGTCTCTCTTCTTTAGTCATTCTCGGCCCTTGGCAGGGACTCGTTCTAAGAAGTCCCTGCCCTAAAATGGGGTCTTTGCCCCATAGCCACGCTGTCAGGAATCTAACGATTCGGTGGCCTAAACTCTAACCAATAAACCAACCCGTTCCATCACAGTAAACTGGAACTTTATGAGTGCTGCTACCTACGTATGCACTGGCGAATGTCGCAACAGTTGCATCGCTTACGAAAGCACGAGCGCCTTCAAGTCCGGTGGGGGAGGGAAGAGGCGTACCCGCTACGCTATAAATAACGCTAGGCAACGTATATGGAGTTTCAACAGGACCGCTAAAAGGATTAGTTCCTGTACCTAAAGATGTAATATTTCCTGTAAAAGAACTAGATGAAGCAGACGTTACATTCAGGGGGTTACTCACTGTAACCTTACCAGCAGATGTAACACCGTCATCAATAGATGAATTACCAATTACGGCACCTGCTGTAAACTTTGGAACGAAGCCCGTAGTACCTGATCCAGAAATATCACCAGCACCAATGATCGGTTGCCAGCCACTTCCGGCTGAGTAGTACAATTCGGCATTTGTAACGTCGATGCCAAATGTAGGTGATTGTGCCGTACCGGGTGCGTTCACACCACTTGGCGGTCCTTGAAATACACTATCAAATGCCATTATTGCTCCTAAACTGCTGCGTATGAAAGAACATCACTAGCTGTACCAATATAATAAAATTGATTAGTATTGCCTACTCCGATAACAAAAGTAACGGATGTGCCTTTTTCTAGTGCATATCCATTGGCGGAACTAACTGTACTAGACGTTCCAATGTAAACAATACCGGTATTCGTAGACTTGGCAGTAAACGTAACCTGTTGTTGCGTTGGAATATTAGGCATCTGTGTCGATGTTGCTGCAACTGTTTCTTGTCCTAAATTTGCCTGTGCCATTGTGTCTCCAAATAATAAGGGCTAGACCCTTGCAGCCTAGCCCCGGTTCCTCTCGGTGTATGTATAATATAAGGAGACAGGACGCTAGACCGTGGCCTAACGTGGAGGAGCCTGTCCC